ATATGTCTTATTCTCTACTGAATAAATATTTAAGTCTATTTCATATCCAGGATTTTTTTCAATTCGATTAAATGTCCATGCTCTATCAAACCAAATAATCCTATTATTAGGGTATATAAAATAATTTCCATTATCCATTTTAAATACATGCCCGCACTTATGTTCTGGGGTTTCGGAAAAACCAAGATCTAAATTGTTTCTATTTTCATGAGACCAATCTAAAGTGAACATATATGTTCCTTGGCGTTTAACACCAGTAATTGATATTAAGTCTGCCCTTAAACCTGATAATCTTTCTCTAACTTTTACATCAATATATGGACTAAAACAGTCCCAATATATATGTTCAGTTAAGTCTAAGACTTCAGCATCCTCTTTCCAAACAAATGCGTGTATTGGTCTTCTAGTCCAATTGACACCATTTTCTAAAAAAGCTTCGAATAAAGGTGTTCTTCCTTGAATTGATGCAACTGAATGTACATCGCAGGGCGTAAATTCACCTTTTCCTTTTTTATGATTGAATAAAAATTCATTTTTAATCAAACAGTTGATAATTGGTATATTTGCATTTAAGTATGACATATAACTATTTATTTTTATGTTTTGAAATTTCAACTGCAGCCAATTGTGCCAACGCAGCTTTTTTAGATTTAGGTTTTTTAGATAATCGTCTACCCGTTTCTGTAGTAGCAAAATAACCTGATTCTGTTTTTTCAATACGCTCTGGCATCAATTGTTTTAGGTGATTCTTGAATCCTGCAGGAACAAATTGAGGTTGCTGCATATTATATGAATCCATTTCTTGGCCATGCTGCATTTCATTCATTAAGAAATCACCAACTTCTTGTACATCATCTTTCGATGTTGCAATATGATCTGCCGCCCAATCATGTCCATTACTTAATATTTCTTGAACTTGGTCTACATCCATAGCTAACATTGCATCTACATACTTTTTAATCGTTTTTAAATTACCAAAAAACATGTAATTGCCATTTTCATCATTACATCCGCTATTTCCGCCGCAACCGCAACTACATTCATTTAATTTTTTCATCTCAACCTTTTATATTTCATTACCAATAAATTCATATGCTGAGCCGTCAATGTTAATTACCAATTGAATTTGACCTGCTCCATATCCGGTATTAACATATATTGCGCCATCGCCAGATGCTGCACTTTGGCCGATTCTTTGTGCCAAAGATGCCGTTGTTGCAAATGATGAACTTATCGATCTAGATGCTGATACTGCAAATGATGCAGATGTAGCTAAACCTGTTAAAGATCCACTAAATGAACCTGTAGCTACAATTGTATCGGTACTAACACCACTTAAAGCATCAATAGCTCTCGTAATGTGTTCTGCTTGAATAGTGCCGCCATTAGTAATACCGGTTTTATTTATTATCGCCATCTACGTTCCTTTTTTTATAAATAGGCCAATTCTTTGTTTTATCATTCAACCATTCAGCACGTTCATCACATCCGCAATCTTCGTTTAATATCTGAGCAATTTGTTTTGCCAATTGTTCTAAACCCGTTGCTTTGGTTATTTTTTTGATATCGTCGCCCAATCCTTTACTTTGCATAATTTTTTACTTTCTGCAACAATGATAACAATGTTGATTTATGCGTATTTACTGGTATTTCAAATACTTTGCCGCCTGGGTATGAATATTGTTGTTCAGGTTGCATCATCTGCATATATCCCGTATCATCAATTCCTACAACGGGGTAACCTACATTTTTCATTGTGATATTATTGCTAGGTATCATTGTACATTTTCCAGGATGTTTCCATTGTCCCATAGCATCTTCAACGCCACTGAAGCCAGACATTACACTTTGCCAACCCGAATCATCCATTATAGAATGACCTGCAATATGCTGTGCCAATGTTTCTAATACATTTTCATCAATATGATGTTTATTGGCTACGGGTAATGCATTTTCTACTTGAAGTTGGCTCATAGTATTTATATGAAGTAACTCTTTTAAACGACTTATTAAACCTTTGTTACGAAGATGTTTGAATGCTAAATTCTCAACTGAATATTCACCTTCTGCTTCTAATCCGGTTTGACGCAATTTTCTCAATCGCATTAAAATTTCATGTACTCGTTTTTCTAGATTAGGATGATCTTGTTTGAGATTTTCAATTTCAAATTCAAATGGGGCTGCCTTTTGTTGAATTATAGTATCATCAATTGATATTAAATCAGCTTTTGGACGATTAATCCATTTGCCATGTGCAACAGAATAAACACCTACAGATGCATGTAAATTTTCATTCATATCTTGTGCATATAATTCAATATCAATTCCTTTATATTTCAAAGGGAAATTATGATTCCATATAGCTTTTTTTAAATGGAAATAGTTTTTCGTCATGTGCAAATTATCTCCAACCTCCATGTAATTGATAACTACATGTAAATCGATGTCACTATACTTAGTCCAATTATAATTTGCATTACTTCCAATTAAAATTACATCTAATATTGGAGTATCAATTTCTAAAAAATCATAAAACTTTTGAGCAATTTTCATGAATCCTTGTTGTAATCCAGGACGCAACTCTCCATTCTCCCATAAAATGGGATTCAATTCACTATGTGTATGATATTCTTTCAGCATCTATTATAAATATCATTACTTCCAAAAGAGCTGCACTAATATAAGAGAGAATGCTAATGTTAAAGATATTGCTGTTTTTGCATTGATTGCTTCTTCTCGAAACATGTATGTCATAACTGTAAATATAAATATCCCCGCAGTAAATGACATAAATCGCCCGGGCCAAAATAAATTTTCAAAACCTGAAACTGAGAATTTAGTTGCTTCCATGAACAACCAGGTTATAGGAATACCTAATACCATTAATAAGTATCTATATTCTTTCGCCCATGGCCAAATTAAAGGTCCATTAACTTGAACCCATACTATGATTTGTCCGAATAAAAATAAAAAGAAAGATGCGGCGATATGTTTATAGTTCATAATAAATAATAAGGAATAATATGATTACATCCAAATTATTTACGATCGCCTTTGTGTAGATCTACTTTGTCTAGAATTGCATTCAATGCTTCCATTTGAATGAAGCCTGCCATCGATGCATTTTTTAATGCACTAATTAATTGAAATATAATAAAAGGGACTAGAACAGTTTCACTTAACCAACTAGTCCCTTTAAATCCTTTTTCTACCATTAACAACGTTGTAAGAAGAATAATCCATGTTACCAAAGTTCTTAAAACCTTAAGTGCTTTAAATGTTTGAAATCCTTCTCGTTTAGTTCCAGCAATTACGCCAAAGAAGCCATCTGCCATTACTACTCCAACCAATGCCAAATATTGATCTGAATTTGCCATTGCTAAGTTGAAAAAATAAGTGCAGATAAATGCTGCAATTGTACTCACTGAATATATCCCTGCGGTTGTTAATGTAGTTGTTTTCATTACTTGATATCCGCTGATTCAATTAATGTATAAGTAAATGATTTACCATGGATGGCAGCTGCTTTACGACAGATAGTCATAAATGATTCGAAGTCAGCAGCTTTCTTAAATACTTGGCAGCCTTCGCTCCAATTCTCTACATACGTAGAATCTGCGCCTGCTTTATGAATATTGATACCAAAAACACCTTCAGCAATTTTACCTTCATCGTAAGTCATATCACGATTAGCATCGCGGTAAACCTTAACTGGCTTTTGTTGTTTAAGAGCTTCATATTTACCTTGATGCAATCCTAAAGTATGAGAACCTCTATATTGTCCTTCTACTAAACGAGCTACACCTGCAGCATTATGATATTCTTTAACACCTTTTTTTCCTGGATCTGTTGTACAAACCCATTGTTGGAATTTCCATTCACCACCTTCTTTATATGATACAGTCATTGCATCATCAAATAAATTGGTTACTGTTTGACCTGTGTCTGAATTTCGTACTCCTACGATATTCAAGTCAAAGTCTTTTGCGCCTTCGAACCAAACATACCCTTTGGCTTTAACAGCTGTTTCGATTTGTTCTCTTGTATATGCCATTATTTCACGTATTCGTAATATTTTTTAGTTTTTGTATTTCTATCTTCTAAACCATGAGTGCCACCATTGATACGCTTTGTTAAAGCTAAAATGGCAGCATCATTCACACCTTGATCACAAATTGACCAAAGTTTATTTCTATCAAAGAAAAACATTGCAGATTCAAATGCATAAGTAGTTGCTACTAGATCTGGGGTGTCTAATATCTCTGGTTTCTTAAGATATTCTGCAAATGCTTGATAATTCGATTTTCCTGTGAGTTGTAGTGCACCTCGGCCCCTAAATTTCCAACCATCCCCTGATGCTTCATCGCCATTCCCCATTCGGCTTGCATACACTCGGTTGGCAATCTTTTCTGGTTGCCGCGCATAAGACTCTTCTAATGTTCCAGGAAAATATTTTCCAAAGATTCCTTGTAATCCTTGTGCTGAATAATTTAAATTTTCTGAAAATGCTTTGAACCCTCCCGTTTCGTGAGCGGTTTGAGCAAAAAAGTGTGCTGCTCTAACTGGAGTCAATTTATAGAACTCCATAGCTTTCTTCATTGTGCCAGGACCAAAAGCTCCATCAGCAGTAACACCGATTTTTTCTTGTA